CGTTTGTCAAGAGATGATGCAGATGAAGATGGTACAAAGACAGAAAGTAACAGTATTGCAAACCAAAGAGAATTGCTTAGAAATTTTGTAAAAAGTCAGCCCGACATTCAGATATTTGATATATATGTAGATGATGGATATTCAGGAACTAATTTTGACAGACCTGAATTTAAGCGAATGACAGCAGACATAGAATCTGGAAAAGTAAATTGCGTAATTGTAAAGGATTTGTCCAGATTTGGAAGAGAGTATATTGAAGCCGGGCGTTGGATTGAAAAAATCTACCCGGCTTTTAATGTGCGATTTATTTCTGTGACAGATATGTTTGACAGTAAAACCGCAGACTTCTCAGAGAAATCGTTTATTCTTCCTATCAAAAACTTTGTAAATGAAAGTTATTGTCGCGATATATCCAGTAAAGTGAGAAGTCACCAGAGAATTAAAAGAGAAAAAGGTGAATTTATCGGGGCATATGCACCATATGGATATTGTAAAGATCCAGAGAACAAAAACTGTCTTGTTATAGATGAATATGCAGCAGATATTGTAAAGGAAATATTTGCATGGAAGATTGAAGGGTTTAGTCTGAATGCCATTGCAAAAAAATTAAACAGACGACATGAGCAATCACCCAAAGAATATAAACTGTCAAATGGAATTAATTTTAATTCTGGCTTTCAGGGAAGCTCTACTCCGAAATGGTCATCAGTCCAGATTAAAAGAATTTTGACAAATGAAGTCTATATTGGAAATATGGTGCAGGGAAAGCAGGAAAGAATCAGTTATAAATTAAAAGCGAGACAAAATAAGCCGGAAGAAGAATGGATAAAAGTTACCGACACTCATCCTGCTATTATTAATCAGAATGAATTTGAACTTGTCCAGAGATTATTGAAATATGATGGGAGAGCATTGCAGAACACAGGTGTATCTAATTTGTTTTCGGGATTTTTGTTTTGTGGAGATTGTAAAACTCCAATGATACGCAAAGTGAATAAATATAAAGGGAAAAAGAAAGCGTTTTATATATGTCAGACTAAAAACAAAGGGGGAGCTTGTACCCGACATAGCATTCAGGAAGATGTGCTGAAACAAATTGTTCTGAAAGAAATTTCTTCATATATGCTACTGTTTATTGATTATGAAATGAGTATGGAAAAGCTGCAGGAACTGGAAATAAATTATGATCAGGTGATTAGTCATGATTTTCAGATCTCCAGACTTCAGGAAGAATACAATAAATACTACGGGTTAAAAATGTCCTTGTATGATGATTTAAAGACAGGATTGATTGATAAAACTGAATTTAATGAATTCAGGGAAATCTATGATGCAAAATGCGAGGAACTGGATCAGACGATTAAATACCAGAAACAGTTGATAAGAGAGATATTTGACGGAAGTGTAGCGATAAAGGTTCAGATTGAAGACTGGAAAAAGGCAATAGATATAAAAGAGTTGGATCGTTCGTTACTGGCATTAACAGTTGATGCAATATATGTTTTTGAAGATAAAAAAATAGAAATCCACTTCAGGTATCAGGATATGGTTGAAAAAATGAAAATAATCAGAGATTTTTGTTTGAATCAGGTAACTGATAACATGAAAGAGGTGGTATAAATGGCAAGAACAGCGAAAAGGTATCAGGAAGCGACTCAAAAGAAAAAAAGTTCAATACTAGTGTATACAGCGGCTATTTATGCAAGATTATCTGTGGATAATGATAAGAAAAAGTCGGAATCCATTGATACGCAGATTGCATTGATAAAGGAATTTGTTCAGAAGAACAATGAAAATCCTGATAGGAAATATGAAATTGTTATATATGGCACTTATTCGGATATTGGAAAAACCGGAACAAATTTTGCTAGAGATGGATTTGAACAAATGATGCAGGATGTCAGGGATGGAAAGGTTAATTGTATTCTAGTAAAGGATTTTTCAAGGTTTGGTAGGAATTATATAGAAACAGGAAATTATCTGGAAAACATATTACCTTTTATGAGAGTACGCTTTATTTCAGTATGTGATAATTATGATTCTTTTGCACTCGATGCAAAAAATCAGGAATTATCAATGAATATCAAGAACCTTATAAATGACGCTTATGCAAAAGATATTGCAACGAAGCAACGAGCAGCGAAGCGTATTGCCCAGAAGAATGGCGAGTATGTGGGAGCTAAAGCACCATATGGATATTGCAGTGAAAAGGTGAATGGGATTTATAAATTGGTTATTGATCTAGAACCTGCAAAGATTGTACGCAGGGTATTTGAGGAATATGCTTCAGGAAGATCCATTAGGCATATTGTTGAAGGGTTATTTCATGATGAAGTGCATCGAATTTCAGATTATAATCGTTATCATCATGTGTATCGCCAGAATGAAGAGGAACTCTTTCAATGGTCAGCTAGGTCGGTTTGTGAAGTGCTTAGGAGAAATAATTATTATGGTGATTTGGTCCAGAGAAAGCGTGAATCACGATTTTTGCGTGGAGAAAAAGGTTGTGATGAATTAGATGTGAGTCAGTGGATTGTCGTACCTCAAACGCATGAACCAATTATCAGTCGTGAATTATTTGAGAAAGTGCAAAGCATGTTAAATGAAGCAGAGAGAGGAAAAAATCAAAATCTATGTAAAGCAGATGAGAGAGCTTTTTTTTCTGTATTTTACTGTGGTGATTGTGGCAGAAAAATGTGCACGCGTAAAATTGAAGGACGAGTTTCTTATTATTGTGGAGCATATCAATATTTGGATAAAAGAAAATGCACCAGTAAAGTCATTTCTGAAAACAAAATGCAGAAAATTGTTCGTGATGAAATTGTTGATAAATTTAAGTTATCTAAATTGCGAAAAAAAGATATGTCAGGCATAAGCAATTCTGTGTATGAAGAAAAAATAAAAGAAATCCGCAAAGAAATAGACTGTTTGGATAACGAAACAGAAAGACGTTCAAGGGAATTGGCACAGATTTTTATGAAATATAAGGAAGGAAATGTTCTTGTTGATACATATAAAAAAATGAAAGAAGAACGTGATAATTGGAAGTTGTTTTGTGAAGAAAGAAAAAAGGAGTTAGAAATTAAAATCCGAAAATTACAAAAACAGCAGAAAGAAGAAAGTAGATTTTTGAGAAGCTTGGTGGATCTGAAAGGGACTTTCCATATTAATGCAGATCTAGCAGAATCTTTGATTGAGAGAATGTATTTATATGATGATGGCAGGCTGGAAATTAATTTTCGCTTTAAGGAGGCAGTAGAAAATGAGTGATCAAAAATTACTTATAGGATATTACCGCCTTTCAAGAGAAGACGATAATGCTGGTGATAGTAACAGCATTATAAACCAAAGAAAATTGGTAAAAGATTATATTTCACATATGTCTGATTTGGAAGAGATGTCCTTTCAGGAATTTTATGATGATGGATATTCAGGATCAAGTATGGATCGTCCGGGAATAAAAAAAGTTCTGGCATTAGCGAGGGAGAATAAGGTACAATGTATTATTGTAAAAGATTTTTCACGTTTTGCCAGAAATTATATTGAAATGGGCACTTACCTTGAACAAATTTTTCCGTTTCTGGGAGTTCGATTCATTTCTATTTCGGATCATTATGATTCAAGGGATTATAGAGGAAAAAGTACAGATATAGATGTACAGTTCAAGGGACTGGTCGCAGATTTTTATGTGAAAGATCAGTCAGTAAAGCTAAAATCAGCTTTTTCAACAAGAAGAAGTAAAGGTGAATATTGCTGTGGAGTAGCACCATATGGCTATGAGAGAAATCCTGAGAATAAAAAGAATTTGCTGATTGTAGAGGAAGAAGCTAAGGTAGTTAGGAGAATATTTGATCTGACAATTCAGAGATATTCCAAAATGGAGATATGTCGAATTCTTAATGAGGAAAAGGTTCCGACACCGTATCAGGCAATAAGTAAAAGACTAAACTGGAAGATAAATGAAAAGTCTTCAAGAGGAATGCAGTGGGTCAATGATTCGATAAGGAAAATTCTTGACGATAAAACTTACATTGGTTGTATGGTTTATGGGAAAACCTGGATTCCAGATCCTGGTACGGGAAAAGAAGAACATGTGCCGAGGGATCAGTGGAAGGTTATAGAAGATCATCATAAACCAATTGTGTCAAAAGAAGTTTTTGAAAAAGTACAATCTATGCAAATTAGGCATGTTAGTAAGAGTAGATATGATAGGACATCTACTGTGCTCACAGGCTATGTAAAGTGTGGAGAGTGTAAAAATAGATTAACTGGAAGTAAAGAAGAACGAGGACATGTCTATTATAGCTGTGCTTATAGCAGGGGAAAGAAGGATACAGGTTGTTTCGCTGGAAAGGTTGATAACAAAATATTGGAGCAGATTTTATTGGAAAAAATAAAAATTTATTTACAACAGAATATCAATCAGGAGCAGATGCAACAGGCAATGAAAAAACAGCATGAGGATAATATCGCTGCGTATAAAGAAGAATATAGAGACTGTCAAAAAAAACAAGATCAAATGAAAAACAAGAGTATTCAGAACTATGAAGCCTACAGAGCAGGAGAAATTACTCGTGAACAGTTTGGTGCAGCAAAGAAGCAGTTGGAAGAAGAAAAAGATATTCTGAGGAAACGTATACAGGAAGTCGAAGAACTGATTCATAATGAAAAAGAAATTCTGGTAAAAAGAAATATTCCGGTAGAGCAGATGATAGAGTTTATGGGATATGATAAATTAACACGTGAGATGCTTGAGGAATATGTGGAAGAAATTCTTGTGTATGATGATGGCAAGATGGAGATTAAATGGAAAGAGCTGAAATAATGATTTTATAGCCTTAATGTAACATCCTCTATATTAAAACCTGTAGCCTTTGTGTAACGTCCTCCCCCACGATTTTGTAGCCTTTGTAGAACTTCCTCTGTTCAAAAATAACGGTTTTATGGGGAAAACAGGGCGAAAAAAATGAAAAAAGTTTGTAGTCTTTACTTGACATCCTCGGGCAGAGTAGACTTGTATCATACGTTTGAGTTGCTGACGTGAGAAGATAGGATTGGTTAAATATTGTTTAGCTAATTTGAGTATTGAGAAAAAGTATACAAAAAAAGACAGTAAACTTTAGTATCTATGACAGCAAAATATTTAAGGCTTACGAATTGTTTTTGAGCCTTAAATTTGTTATAATTACTAAAAAAATAAGACTGTTCGAGCAATTACAGTCAGAAAAAGGATTTTCAATACACAGATGAGAAAACAATATTGAAAACCGGGCAGGAGGAATCATGAAAAGAGGTAGTATTTTTGAACTGAATGGTATCCCGAAGTTTCAGGAAGCACTTCCGCTAGCACTACAGCATGTCGTTGCCATGATCGTAGGATGTGTAACACCGGCAATCATTGTGGCAGGTGCTGTTGGCGGAAATAGCCTGAGTGCAAAAGACAGAGTCATCCTGATACAGGCATCTCTGGTTGTATCCGCATTGTCAACCCTGATTCAGCTTTTTCCGATTGGAAAGAAGAATGGTTTTACTTTAGGTTCAGGACTGCCGATGATCATGGGGGTAAGTTTTGCTTATGTACCAAGTATGCAGGCAATTGCAGAAGGTTATGGAATCAGTTCGATTCTTGGTGCGCAGATCATAGGTGGCATTGTTGCTTTTGTTATGGGAATCCTGGTAAAAAAAATCCGGGTATTTTTTCCACCACTGATCACAGGAACAGTTGTCTTTACCATTGGACTTTCCCTGTATCCGACAGCAATTAACTATATGGCGGGCGGAACAAGTAACCCTGATTATGGTTCATGGCAGAACTGGGTGGTTGCTTTTCTGACTCTTGCCGTTGTTACTGCACTGAATCATTTTGGAAAGGGAATCCTGAAGCTTGCTTCGATACTGATCGGTATTCTCGTAGGATATGTGGTGTCGATTCCTTTTGGAATGGTAAATCTTTCAAGTGTCGGAGAAGCAAAAGTATTTCAGCTTCCACAGTTTATGCATTTTGGAATCCATTTTGAGATTTCTGCATGCGTTGCGATCGGGCTTCTGTTTGCCATTAATTCTGTACAGGCCATCGGAGATTACTCTGCGACAACGATTGGAGCAATGGACAGAGTTCCGGAGGACAGAGAACTGCAGAACGGCATCATGGCGTATGGCGTGACAAATATTCTGGGAGCATTGCTCGGAGGACTTCCGACAGCGACTTACAGTCAGAATGTTGGTATCGTAACAACGACTAAAGTTATCAATCGATGGGTACTTGGACTGGCTGCAGCAATTCTTGGAGTTGCCGGAATCGTACCGAAATTTTCGGCACTTCTTACCACTATTCCGCAATGTGTACTCGGAGGAGCAACTGTTTCTGTGTTTGCTTCGATAGCTATGACAGGAATGAAGCTGGTTGCATCAGCAGAAATGGATTACAGAAATTCTTCCATTGTCGGACTTGCCGCTGCAATTGGAGTTGGTGTCTCTCAGGCATCTACTGCACTTGCCAGTTTCCCGGACTGGGTAACTACTATTTTTGGAAAATCACCGGTGGTGCTTGCAACGCTGATCGCTGTTGTTCTGAATATTATTCTTCCGAAGAGCCGCGATGAAAAAAAACACGAAAAAGAATTAAAGAAAGAAGTAAAAGAAAAGATCCAGCAGGATCATGAAGAATTTGAACAGGAATAATAAAAT